CACGAATGGACGAGCAGGCCATCCTCATAGGCTTCGGAGCGGTGCGACTCAACCCAGCCGTGACAGCCGGTCGTGCCAGTGCCGCACAGCAACAGCAGATTAGACATGTCATTGATCCACGGGTTCTTAGTCCCGCCCATGCCGCGCGGCATCCGATGGTGGATCGAGAAGGCGCCACCGCCGACGATGTAAATTCCGCACCGCTCACACTTGTCATCAGCCCGCGTCCACACATCTATGCGCGTCTCAACGGCAGGACCCGTGTTCTTCTTCTTCGGCTTGATTCGGTTTCGTTGGAGCCTGGTCTTACGCTGCATCGGGACCTTGCGCCTCCAGGGCTTGTCCATCGTCCTCCTTGGCCAACTGCCGCCGTAGTCGTGGAGTGAACACCATACCACCGGCTACGCCACTGAAGGCCACATCTTGTTCTGCCCACCGGAAGCAGTTCGCCAGAACCGGGCAACGGCGACAGGATTCCAGAGCTTTCCCAATGGACTGCTCATCGTTGGTCACCCAAAAGACGGTGGTCTTGTCGCCGAGACACGCGGCCTCTTCATGCCAGTCCGGGTTGTCCGGGACGCTAAGCGGGGAATGCTCCCGCTTGTCTCCGCCGGGACACTCAGCCCCCTTAGCCTTATGGTACGGCAACACTGGGGTGGGTGACCGGAACCACCCGTCGCACCAGGCGCAACGCCTAGGCTGACGGGTGGGATACCGGGGAGGCTTACCGGCCATGGCAGCAGCCGGGGCGCCAGCCGCCGGTCACCTTGTCGGATAGCCGACGCTTAGGCGGCCGGAACATCCCAAACGGAACGTCATCCACATCACAGGCCTGATACGGAGACTCAGGCTCGGGTGCGATGAACACCGTGGGCCCCGTTGGTGTCCCGTAGGTGGGTTCCGGCTTGAAGTACCTCACGATGAGCCCCCGAGTTCGTTCCAGACGCTGACCCGTTGCGGGTCCTCGTAGTCAGCCTGCTGAGACATCCGCTTGTGCTTCTGGAAGTCCTGGCCCTGAAGCCTGGCCATCCACTGCAACCGTGACTCGCCCTTGGACGAAACCCGATCGGGGTGACACGTCGGGCAGTGCTTCACGGCGCCGCCGTACGAGAGCGGGAGGCCCTTCACCTCGATCATCCCGTGATCGCAGGGGGCTGTATGCGTACACGAACAGCTCGGGCGACCACAATGGTTCTCGACGTTGGGAGCGAACGACGGGGCGCTAGCCTGACGGCGGACCTTGATCTGCTCCATGACGACGCCGGGCGCCATCGTCGGGTAGTGCCACGCCGGAGCCACGTCGAGGAGGGCCGAGCGGACTTCGATGTAAGTGTTCTTCTTAAACACCTCAAGCCACATGTTCGTCATGGCGTTGGTGGGTACCTGGGTGGGACAGATCGCCGCGACCATGCCGAGCAACTGCTCGGTTTCCCTGCGATTCACTCCGGCTCCTCGTTCCCGAACCAGTCGGCTTCCCAAGCCTCCTGGGACATCCAGTCTGGTTTTCCTGTCGTCTTCCCCGCCGCCGTCGCCTGCTGCTTCTCACCTTCGAGGTCATCATCCCACGACCCGCGATTGATCCACGTGGCGGGGTGCGGAATGAACCTGACTTCACGGTTGGTAGCCTTGCAGAGGTCACCATAGCACACGGCCGCCTCCGAGAGTCGGCTAGGGCTGGCGCCAGCTCGGATGGCCTTCGTCCAGTTCCGCAGTGCGTCGGCCTTGCCGATCTTGCGAGGGTAGTTGATCCAGAACTGTTCGAACTCGGGGGGGTAGTTTCCATTCCCCTTCCTAGTTCCACTTCCCTTACCTTTCCCTTCCTCCTGGGAATAGTCTGGGAACAGTCCCGGACCGTTCTGGGAATTACCCGAACCAGCAGGTGGGGGGCTGTCACCCCTAGCCTTGTTACAGTGGATGTGCGCGGTTTTGATGTTTGACGGGTAGTCAGAACCTCCGCGTGAACGTGGGATGAGGTGGTCGGGTGACGGGTCGTTTTCCGGCTGCGGAGCGTCAGGGGCGTACTGCGGAGAGTCATGATCGTAGACGTTGCCAACTAGGGCGCGGCTTTCGTTGGTGGGGGCGCCGCAGATGTGACACATGTAGCCATCTCGGCGAAAATACATCTCGCGGTTGTCCCGATTGCTCAAGGACGGGGGCGCCAGACGCCCCGGCTGGGGCTTGTCGATCCGCTGGTGCTTACGGAAGTTTACGATGTAGACGGCGCGCTCTTGAGCCCGCCCCGCACGGTAGGCGTGGACGAGTTCCGCTTTCTCCAGCGCCTCCATCCAGTCGGCCACTTGAGACAGCGTGTGGTCATCGTACACAAAGGCCTTGGCCTTCATGTACTCCGGAGTCCACCGCAACAACCCCTCGTCATCGGCCACGTTCCAGGCCGCTATGAACAGCAGCCGGGCCCCGAGAGGGAGGGCGCCTATCGTCTCGTCTTCCCAGAACTCCGGCTTGATGGTGCGGATTCGGCTCATTCGCAGCTCCCTAGCGGAACGGTCTTGGAACTATCCCATGCTACACTGACCGAACCACCGAAGGGAGCACACATGGAGAACACGCCCGTCACCGCAAAATGCGGTTGCGTCCTCATCATCGGCGAGGTCGGTGTGCCGCTGCACATCCGGGAAGACGGCACTACGGTCGGTACAGATGCCCTGGTCAGAGTGTCGTGGTGCAACGAACACGCCCCGGCAGATGAGAAGCTGCACAAGTACAGCGTCCAGCCGAAGGAACCGGCGTGAACCGGCGCGCCCTCAGCCCGGCGCAGATGGAGCAGCTGCTCACCCCGATGCAGCGGGACCGCGTCCGGTTCCTGAAGAGTCAGGCCCATCTGGAGTCCTGGGACGTCCGTCGCTGGCTGATCCGAATCTTCGGGTTCGACGGGTGGGATTTCCGCATCCTGGAAACAGCGCTCGTATATGAGCGCGTCACCTACGCCACGAAGGACAACGTCGAGAAGCCTCGCGCTACAGTGGTGTACCGTGTGACTGGTCAGCTCACGGTCAAGTTCGCTGATGGTAGTGTCGGGGTGTGGGAAGACGGCGCAGCCGGGGATGCGGTGAACCTGCCGAGCGTGGGATCCGCGCATGACTTCGCGCTCAAGACTGCCATGTCTCAGGCTCTCAAGCGTTGTGCAGTGAACCTCGGCGACCAGTTCGGTCTGTCGCTTTACAACAAGGGCAAGCCTTCGGAAGCCGTGGTGGTCCGGGTCATGAACAACGGCGCAGACAAGGAACCGATGCCGAAGGATCGGGCCGTTGTGGCGGGTGAGTTGGATCCGCCCGAGGTGGAAGACGTTGCGGCGGATCAGGATTTGGCCGCCGAGATGGCGCCCGCCGACCCTGCCGAGATCGAGGAACAGATCCGCAAACTACAGAAGGAATACAGTGCGGCGTATAGCGAAGAGGAGAACAAGGATGTCTAACGGAGTGCACACCCCCTACGAGCCGATCCCCTGTGCAGCACACAGGGACTACCACACGTGGCAACTGGAATGCTACCGCGCATGGCTGGCCTGGCTTGACGAGTACTGCGACCTTCGGCCCACCCCCGAACACCCGTACCTCGCCCCGACCGAAGCGCTCTGGCGCAAGTGGCACCTGCACGTCGAGCAGCTCATGGCTAAGGAGATGGTGAATGGTTGAACCGCCGCTCATCTCCAGCCTGCTGCTGCTCGGAGATCAGGAACGTCCGCGCAGTAAGCAGGTAGCCCCCGGTCCCAGTGATCTCGGGGGCTGTCGGCGTCGGTTCGGGTACAAGGCTGCCGGGGTCGAGCCGTGCAACCCTACAAGCTCCATCCAGGCCGCTATGGGTACGGCTATCCATGAGACGGTCGCGCGGACCGTGCAGAAGCTGAACAAGCCTGGGTGGCTCGTAGAGCAGAAGGTCACGCTTGCCGGGATCAGCGGCACCTTCGACCTGTATGTGCCGAGCACGGTCATCGACTGGAAGACCACCAACACCAACGGTGCGAAGACGATCGGGGTTCACGGGCCGTATCTGAGCCAGCTCTGGCAAGTCCATCTCTACGGCGCGGCTGCCGTTGCGACGCTCGGCGTGCAGGTCGAGCGGGTGCGGTTGAACTACATCGTCCGGGACTCCGGGGCCGAGGTCATCTACGATGCGGCCCTCGATTTGAATCTTGTGAGGGATGCGCTAAAGTGGGCGCATGACATCAAGATCATGGACCTTGACGACCTACCCAGGGACTACGCGCCCGACTCGGTGTTCTGTAGGGGCTGCCCCTATGGCGGAGACGACGGCGGGATATGCTGGGACGGTGGAGTGCCGGACCGGGATCCTCGTTCCGTGGAGTATCACGGCAATCTAGAGGAACTGGTCGAAGAACTCTACAACGTACGGCAGACCATTAAAACCCTGAGGGAACGAGAGGCGAACTTGAAGGGTACGCTCTCGGCCGTAGAGCCGGACGACGATACGGTTATCGTTGCTGGTTCCCGTGCGATACAGTGGAAGGGTAGCAACAGGGCCCTGACGTTCGTTCCCCCACCCCAAGGACCCTCTTCCTAGTAGGCCCGATCCCTCTTGCTAGGAAGAGGACAGAGCCCGCGCTGTAGGTGGCAGCGGCAGTGGCTCCGCGAAGCCCCCGACTTGACCAGTCGGGGGCTTAGTGTTGCCACGGCCTCTGTTGTGGACTACGGTTGATGGGACGAAGCAAAATTCATGGGCTCCCTAGGGAGATGGTCCACATGAGCCCGAAGATGTACAAAGGCCGCCACGTCCGTCTGGAAGACGGAACGGGCGGTCTTGTGTTTTCTGCCGATCAGGTCGACGAGGTGGTCTTTCTGACCGTCGAGACTGCCGGGGGCGGCATGGTACGCGTCGAGATCGAGCACGCCGAGGTGATTACGCCGAACGGGTGAACTTGAGCGGGGTCCCCCTTGACCGCTTGACAACCCCCCACGATTTGGTATCTTAGAAGTAGAGGGAAACCCACCGGGGACTCGGAGCAAGTGGAGGCCGAGGAAGCGGAAAGGTCCCGAGGTCACCGGAAGCCTTGTCAACCGGGAAGCAAGATCCGAAAGGGATCTTGGAGAACCACCCCAAAGCCGCGTAGTGCGGGGTGAGCAACCGACCCCAGAGGCCGCGAGACAGAGAGCCATCCCGAAAGGGCCGTGAAACTGTCCCTCCCCCGCACTACGCTCCACTACACAGCACCAAGAGGGGCAGTCATGACCAACAGGACCAGTAAGCACAGGGGCGAAAAGAAGGACATCCGCACCTCGGCGGCGATCGCCAGGATCATCGCCCGTAGCCACGAAGACGGAGGCAACTGACAACTGAACGAAACGACCGGCCCTCGCGGGCCGCGTGGCACGTAGTATCCAGGATGACTAGCGGACACCCGCTGAAGCCGGGTTCGATTCCCGGTCGTGCCTCTACGACCTGGTCCGCTTACCAAGCGAACTGGAAGAAACGGAACCCTAGGTAAGGAAAGGAACATCTCATGAACAACTACCGTGTCGAGTACAGTCATAACCGGTCGGCTGCCGTGGGCCGGTCGGCTGCCGTGGGACGGGACGTCATCCACGTCAGCGCCACCACCCGCGAAGACGCCGTGTACGCCGCGTTCGACGCCGTCGCGGATCTGGGCCGCAAGGTCCACCACATCGGGGATGTCCTCATGCAGGATGGTGACCGTTGGGTCATGACCCACGACCACCGCGCGGTGTCTGCGATGGTGAAGTGAGGGATCATGGACCAGAAGATCTGTAGTGCAGTCGAACAGCTCGGCTCCTACATAACCGGCGACCGGCTCTTGGTCACCGACCACACCAGTGGAAGCCACGTCTACGAAATGACCGTCACCCGCCCCCTGCACCGTTGCGACGGAGCGTTCGGGTCGTACGAGTCCAGCCGGATATCGGCACAGATCAGGATCGCTGGCTACGCCCGCGAGATCACCGCCGAGCAGATCGCCAGCGGACAGGTTGAGGTCAGCGTCTCAACCGGAGAGGACCAGCCGTGAGCTTCAACGCGGACGGCGTCTACGTCGGCCACACCCACGAAGACGACGAGTACACTAGCGACCACCACACCGAGCGGAGCGGCTGCGTCTACTGCGGCAGCCCCAATCACGACGACTGCGGGGGCGGCCCGTCCGTCTACCTCGTCGGCGGCTCGAACGAGTACGACGACGACTAAGAAGGGATCATGAAAGACAACAAGACCATAGCCATCCTCGGCACTCTCGGGGCCGTCGTCTTTGCGACTGGCTTCGCCGCCCTCGTCGCCGAGCTGCCCAGCCACCACCACGCCGCGCCTACCACCGTAACGGCTTCTGAATCGGCCGCACAGACAGCCTCCCGGGTCGAGACCCAGATCTCGGCACACCTGCCCGGGGGTACCTGGTCGGAGCGCGGAGCGGACGTTACAGGGGCGTACGCGGTCGAGTCCTACCTCAACGCCGACAGCGTCCCCCCGGTCGTTGTCTCCCAGTACCGAGACCCGGCAGTCGCCGAGCAGGCAGTCACCTACTACCAGAGCCTCGGCGAGTACAGCCCGGTGGTCGCAGACGGGTCGATCGTTATACTCGTCTCGAACACCGCCACCCCGGCGGAGGCCGCAGCCGTTCAGGCCGTGCTTCCCGCCGGAGCAGCACAGAACCACTAAGCAGAAAGGGATCAACCACCATGGCTCACAACATCGACACCAGCACCGGATCCGCCGCCTTCTACATGCACAAGAAGAACCCCGACGACGCGCCGTGGCACATGCTCGGCCAGTGGCAGGGCGAAGCCGCCACCGCCGACGAGGCTCTCCGCCTGGCCCATCTGGACTGGGGCGTCAAGCTCACCCCGGTTCTGGCCAACGTCGAGGAACTGATGACCATCGAAGTTCCCGGCAAGTTCGTCACCTACCGTGACGACACCTGCGAGCCGCTCGGCGTCGTCGGGAAGCAGTACCTCCCGACTCAGAATCTCGACGCGTTCGAGTGGGTGTCGGAGATCTCCGGGGAAGCCACCTTCGAAACCGCCGGGGCACTCGACGGCGGACGGCGGGTGTTCGTCTCGGCGAACCTGAACCGGGAAATCCTGATCGACCCGAACGGCGCCGCCGACAAGTCCGATCTGTACCTGGTGTTCTACACCGCGCACGACGGAACCATGGAGAACGTCGGATTCATCACCTCGGTCCGGCCGGTCTGCCACAACACCGTCAGCTACGGCCTGAAGAACGCCGAGCACAAGATCAGCCGGAAGCACACCCGCAACGGCATGCGGAACATGGCCAGCGACGCCCGGGGCATCCTCGGGATCGTGGACACCTACGCCGAGGCCTACCAACGCGAAGCGGAAGACCTGTTCCACCAGCACGCCCGCGTGGACCAGTTCTTCAAGGTCGCCAACCGGGTGCTCGGCCTGACCGCCACCATCGGTTCGGGCAAGACCCGGCAGGACAAGGTCCGGGACACCCTGGAAACCATCTGGGACGGCGAGACCTTGGACGGGATCCGCAACACCGCGTGGGGCGTCGAGCAGGCCCTCACCGAGTATGTCGATTGGTGGGCGCCGATCAACGGCTCCAAGGGCCTGTCCGACGCCGCCGTGAAGGTCATGCGCGCCGAGCGCGCCATGGTCGGCGGGACCTCGGGCACCTCCGAGAAGAAGTCTGAGATCCACCGGGCCGTGCGTCAGCTGTTCCTGGTCTGAGCAGAACCCCCCATCCCTTCGCGGGGTGGGGGGTTTTTGCGTTCTAGGCCAGGGCCCGCGCCGAGGTGGTATCCAGCCTCGTGGCGCCCCGGTACCACTTGCCGCAGTTGAGGCACTGGAACCGCTGGAACTTAGACGAGGCGGTATAGGTGAAGCCGCGCCGCTCCGCCTTCATGCTGCCGCAGTTCGGGCAACCCTCGCGGAACCCGTCGAGCATGGGGACGCTCGGGTGCGGTTGGATCCACGGGAGCGCCTTGCGGTAGCACTTCTTCATGATCACCACGTCGTTGCGGTTGTACCGCTCCATGGTCTTCCAGGCCTTCGGATCATCATCCATGCAGTCGAGCCACAGCTGGAACCCGGGGTGTTTCGTCTTGCCGCCCACGCCGAGCTGCTGGGAAATCCAGTCCAGCTTGTTCGAAGCGTGCTTGAACCGCTTCCGCATCGTCTTCAGGAGATCGATCGAGGCATACGGCGCCGGTGGCTTGAGTCCCGCGTGAAGGAACTCGCGGTTCAGGTGGGGGATGTCGAACCGGTCACCGTTGTACGTACACAGCGCGTCGGCCTCTGATAGGAGATCGTGGGCGGCCTGCACCATGCCGTCGCCTCGGAAGAACATCGTCTCCCGCGAGCCCTCCCAGGAAGCGGCGAAGCAGAGCAGGCCGCCGGGTTTTTCTATCTGCGTGATCCCGATGTTCTGGTCGAACAGCCCCCACGTGTAGGTGAGGTGGGGGGTGGTTTCGATATCCAGGTGCAAAAGCTTCATAGCCCGTGCCCTTCCTGCAAGGAAGCCCCCGACCGTGGCCGGGGGCTGCGCTCTTACTTTCCGGGCGGGTTGCTGGTGTAGGTCGTTTGAACCGCCTTCACCACGGCCAGAAGGCCAGTGACCAGGGCTGCGAGGATCGAGCCGTTCGCCGCGTTCGACGTGTGCGAAAGGACCAGCGTAAGCTCGGCCCCAACGAACGTCAGGATCAGGTCCACGGAGTGGGCGGACAGGAACCGCGCCCGCAGCGCGGACCACAGCTTACCGAGCGTAGACATCTACGCACCCACCTTCAGTTTGATCGCGTCCAGCTCCAGCTTGAGAGCTGCGATCTGAGACGTGAGGGTCTTCACGGCCGCCAACAGGGTGGCCGAGTTGTCGCGCGTCGTGAGCAGCGACTGGTGAACGTCCGGGGTGTCGGCGGGGCCGGTAGCGTCGCCGCCGTGGTAGGCCCAGATTGACATGACGTCAGCTGAAGACAGGGACACGGTTCCTCCTGGGGGTTGCGTGAGAACGGCGAACTGGTTTTGAAACTGCGGGACAGTCCATCCGAGATAGGGTTTCCCCCACTTGGTGGCGATCTGGGTAGCCGCGACCAGAGACACGGTTCCGTTGCCGGAGATATCCGTACTCCAGATCAGGCCGCCGCCAGCGCTCAGCGCCACGTGACCCTGGCCGCCGCCCCAGAACTGAAGGGCTCCCGCCGGGGCGTTCGTGTCCCCGGGATGCCTCTGCGTCGAGGCGTTCCAGTGGTCGAGCGCCGTGTTGTAGCCGGAAGCCGTGAGCCCGTAGCATGCGGCAACGAAGTAGTCGCACATGTCCATGGGCCACGTCTTGTGAGACTGCGCAAACGCCAGGGCCTGCGCGGGTGTGTTCAGGGCCATTAAGCCCCCAACTTGTTTTTGATCTTGCCCGCTTCGGTCTGCATGAGAGACACCAGGCCCGCAGCCTTCGCTACCGCAGCGATGAGCGCCGTGGTGTTGTCCCTCGTAGTCAGCAGGGACTGATGCGCGTCCGGCGAATCGCCGGGGCCCTTGTAGGCCCACACGGCCTGCACGTCCGCCGCCGACAGCGAACCACCGCCGGAGGGCGGAGGGATCGGCGGCCCGCCGACGAACCACTGGCCGAAGTCGGCCGTGACCGACTCGTTGTGGTCATAGGTGTTGTTGAACGGAGGGTAGATCTGCATGACGTTGAAGTCGCTCGGGACACCGGCGCCGCCGTTCCAGCCGGTTGACATGGTCCGCCACGTCCACTGAACCAGCCCGGCCGCCTTCAGCGCCTTGCACACTCCAGTGGAAGCGTAGACGCCGGTCCGTCCCGCGCCGAGCACGGAGTTGATGCCCTGGAAGTATCCAGAGTTCACTACGGCCGTAGGGTCAGCGTCCATGTCAACTGAGAAGTAGATCGGACGCCCGGCGGGCATGCCGCAAGCGGTAGCCACGCGAAGGCCCGTATTGGCGTTCGTAACGCCCTGAGCGTGTCCGCCCTGCCAGTCCGTAGTGTAGTGCTCATAGTTCGAGACGATGGCGATACCGGCAGCGGTGAGCGCCTGCGCTTCGGACGGAGTCAGAGCCCACGACTGTTCGGACGTGTACCGGCTGATGAACGTACAGCCGAGAGCCTTAAGCGCCGAAACGCTCGAAGTTGTAGAGTCGGCTCCAGTAGCCATTAACCTCCAAAGGTCCGTCTTTCAGTTTACGCGTCGGCGAGTGCCACGACTAGGTAGTTCGCCGCCGAGGTCCCCACCGTGGTTCCGGAGGCCGTAGACATGATCCCGGCCTTGACGATGTCACCGCTGTTGAACGCCTGAACATCCGACACCACGCCGCCGCCGTTGCCGGAGACCGTGGGGCCGTCGTAGCCCCTGGATATCTCCGTGGTGACACCCGCGCGCGTACGAGTGATAGCCGTGTAGATACGGCCGTTGCTCGCCCCGAGCGATATGTGCTGTCCAGCGATCACGCGCCACCGCGCCCCAGAGAACGGGATCGTGAAGCCGTTAGACGCTCCGGTCCACATGCTCTTGGGGTCGAAGTCCGCCGTATTCGTAGTCACGAGCTGGAGAGACGACGAGCCCGTGATCGACTGCGGCGCGTTCTGGTAGGCCCGGCCGAGGTAGCCGTTGATCCCGACCCGCTGCCAGGTTCCCGGCGAACCGGCGGCAGTGCAGATGAACAAACAACCCGACTGATCCACCGACCAGTCCCCCACGAAGTGACTCCCGGACGTCGGGGAACCGGACACCGTTCCGCCGACGTAGCCGGACAGCGCAGCCGAGCCGGTGAGCGCCGCCTGAATCCGGTTGGACACCAGAACCGGCACGCCGGTCGTAGAACCGTTGAGTAGATTGATGACCTGGTTCACGTCCGCCGATGCCGCCGCGTTGCCGGGGAACACCTGAGTCAAACCACCCACCCCGGGCGTCGAAGCCTTCAGGGAAATGCTGGACCAGGCGAAGTTGGTGGAGCTTACAGAAGACCATGTCGTCAAGACAGTAGCGACAGGCGAGCCTATAAAGGTCGCCACGCTGGCCATAACGCCCGCTCCCGCCGTGCCAGCCGAGTATGGGGCACCTACCATCTCCAGACTTCCCGTGCCGTCAGCGGGGTGCGTGAGGCTCTGCCCGCCGGTCGCCCCGAACAGGAAGACCGCATCCCCGTTCGTGGTGGTGGCGTTCGTAGCCGTGGCTAGAACCGCCGAGGTTGCCGTGCCGCCGTTGTTTACGTCGATCGGCGAGGCCGTGCACCCGGCAATCTCGACGAACGACACCGTCACCTGTTTCAGGTTCGCGTTCGGCGTGACCTTGAACCACGTAGCCGACGAGGTAGACCCCACGGCCGCGAAGATCTGAGTGGCGATGTGCCCGGAGCCGGATCCTGAACTCTGCGTCGAACCGGCCTGAGCCCACGTATTCGATGCCGAATCCACTACGCCGGTGACGTGGTTCGCCCCAGATGTCTGATTGCTGGCGATGAAAGCGAGCAGCGTGCTGCCAGCCGTGGTCGCGGGCACCGGGATCTGCTGGCTCTGCGCCGCAAGGTCGCTGATAGTCCAGCTCACCGGGGCGCCGATGATCCGCAGACTTGAGCTTGTCACTTTTGCTCCTTTAGATCGACAGGCTGGAGTACAGCATTTCGATCACCACATAGACCGTGAAGTCGTCCGGAAGCGGATCGTTCGCCGCCGTGCCGAGGATGGCCGTTCCAGTCAGCTGCACATAGGGCTGGATGAAATCGCCCTTACTGAGCTGGAGAACGTCTTCGCTGACCGATCCGCCGTCGCTCGGCGTGTAGTACGGATCATGCTGCGATATGTCTCCCGTGCTGACGATCGAGCCGTTCTTTATCCAGTTCAGCCTATACCAGGAACTAACCAGAGTGGCCTTCATCGAGCAGGTCACCGAGTAGTAGCCGGTCGTCGGAACCAGGAAGCCGTTACTCGGTGCCGTCCCCACATAGTTGTACTGGATACCGCCGTAGTCCCATCCGGCGAAGTTCTGCGCAGGTCCAAGCGGAGCGCCCCCAACCGCGCCCCTGACGCCCGTCAGCAGGGTGGCGCGGGTCCGCTGCGCGTCGCCGCCCTTGCCCACGCTCGCCCACGGCGTTGTTCCGGACGTGTTTGCCGTAGCAATCCAGAACAGGCCCGCAGCGTCCGTGGCCAGGTCCCCAGCGGTCCACGTCGTACCCGCAGCGGGAGGCGCGGCCTTGACCGCCGAATCTTGCTGGCCGGAGTGGATGCGAGGCAGGCCGTTCTGTGCCTTATCGCCCGTCGTCTTCACGCCGCCGACGAGGGCACTCGATGCAGTAGAGCCGGGCATGGCGGCCTGGATCCGATTCGACACCAGAACCGGCGTATCGGTCGTTGTACCATTCAGCAGCAGCGGGAGTTGATCGACGTCCCCGCTGCTGCTTTTGTTGCCGGGTGCGATCTGCTGAAGCGTCATCGGTCCAGCAGGCGAGCGAGCGCCTGGATGGCTGGGTCGTCGGAGGCTTTCAGCAGCGCCAGGTCAGCCTCGCGCTTGACCCTTCTCTCCGTCTCCTTCGCCTTCGCGGCGGCGTGCGAATCGGAAGACACGCCCTTCTGGCGCAGCTCCTCCTCAGTCATCGGGCGGACGGTCTGTTCACCCGTCATGCAGTCGATGATCAGATGGTCCATGTCACTGACTCCCATACATAGAGAAGATGCAGGGCGCAGTTGCCCCGTCGTACTTGGCGAAGCCCGATGCGGCAAGAGTGATGGACGTGAAGTTCGTGCCGTTCACTCCGTAGATTCCGCTGCGGACCTCAACGCCTTGTTGGCCTGGGACTACGTCGGTCACCACCCCGGAGATGCTGACAATGCCCAGTGCGTTCTGGTTTACGCCCAGGTTTGGTATTGCCGCGAACGCCCATCCCGTCATGTTAGCATCCATGGCTCCGGTACCCGGTATGTCGCCGAGGCTGAAGAAAGCGACGGTCTGCACCGAGGAAGCCAGCGGGGTGGTTCCGAACCCCGAGAACTCTTGGGCAAAGTAGTTGTTTGTGGTATCCCCGTTCACCGTCAACAGAACACTACCGGTTGTGGCGGCCTCCGTTGTCCGTGCCTCATAGGTGATGAGTAGGTTATTGTAGGAACCCAAATTATTGAACGTCACCTGAGCGGTGGTGTTATTGGTGATGGTCGTAGTGGCGATAAGCTTTATTGGGCTTACGAGAAGACCGGCGACTATAGAGGTGGCCTGCCCCATGTCGTAGGCGCTAGGCGTCCCTCCGTTGGGGACGAAATACATCACATGCTCCCGTACAGGGTGAAGATCGCAGGGCACACATTGCCAGCTATGTTGCCGCCTGCACAATAGGCCGTGATCTTCGTGAATGCGGCCCCGTTCACCCCGTAAATCCCAGAATAGATCCCTGCTATCATGCCACCGGCCCCGGTACCCTTAATGCACCCACCCATCGACACGAACCCAAGGGCGTTGGCATTTGCATTCCAGTTCAAGAATGTGGCAAATCCCCAACCGGTCATGTTGCTTGCGCTCGCGCTTGCACCGGCCACGTCGGAAACGTGGAGATGGTTGATAGCCTGCTCTGAGTCCACAATGGTAGTAGTGTTCGTACCCGCAAGGCGCTGGTTGAAGTAGTTCGTCGAGCTGTCGAAGTTGATCTGAACAGCTAGAACGTCGGTCGCCGCAGCGACGGTGGACCGGACTTGCCAACTCAGATAGATGGTGTTGTACGGGGGAATGTTCGTGAAGGTTATGAAACCAATGCTAGTCGAGACGGTGGTGGTAGCTATCTGAAGCGTAGCCCCCGGGATCGCTACGGCAGTACCGTTCAACACCGAAATGACCTGGTTTACGTCATTAGCGCTCGATGCGTTCCCTTGTACCGGTGGTACCAGAGTCATGGAATCTCCTACACGCTCGACAGGGTCAGTTGCACGGACAGGGTAGCAACTTCGGTGTTCGTCTTAACTGTAGCCGGAGTAAGCAACCCATGGTCGAACAAGATGCCGCCGTTGACGGTCGGGTTCGGCTGACCCGAACCGTTCGGGCCATACTCCACGCCAGTACCCACGGCGTAGTTGGCGTTCGCCGTGAACGTCCCACCCCCCGGGGCGGAAATGCTGATAGTCGTGTCCCCGTTGTTTACTACGGCCGTAGTCTTGGCGTACTGGGTGGGGTTCACGTTGCCGTAGCCGATGCAGAAGAAACTACCGATGGGGATCGACGTGGGGTTGCCGTTGGCGTCGATGAGGAGCATGGGCTTAACGGCCAGTGACGTATAGGTCGAACCGTTCAGCAGGGACGAGGTGAGGGTGGTCAGGTTCGTGGTTCCGTACACGAACAGCCCCGCTTCCGTGATGGTTCCGTTTCCCTGGTTCGCCCCGAAGAAGCAGTCCACCTCCACCGACGTGGGCCCCGTGTTGGAAGCGTTCGTGATGATCGCACGCGCCACCTCGTTGCCTAGCGCTATGTCGGCGGCGTTCGGCGTTGCCGAAGAGGTCCCGATGGCTCCGAAACAGTCGCTGAGATCTCCGTACGCCAAAGGCAGCGGTGACCCCCACCCCGAATTTTGCCGGAAGGCCAGCGCGTATATGAACGCGTTGCCGATGTACCCGAGCCCCGCCGTGGTGATCAGGTTGCCGCCCTCGGCCTCCTCGTGGATCTGGCCGGTCTCGGCGTCGCGCGTGGTCAGCTTCAGGTGTCCTTCGATCGCCAGATCGCCCAGGTTTTGCAGATGCTTCATGATCAGCTCCAAACGAACGTGCCGTAGAGTATCCCAGTGTCCCAGCCCGAGTTACCAGGGGCCGGAAGAACGGGATACTGGAAGTAACCCCACTGTCCATACTTGGCAGGGATGTTACCGCCCGTGGCGGTGTAGGAAAGGCCGTATCCGGAACTGACGGGCACCTGCGCATTGGCCCCGTATCCTGCCCAGCTGTAATGATTGGCTACCTGCGTAGCGGTCAAAGACCGATTGTAGATAGCTACTTCGCCCACCGTAAGACCGACAAGCGTATTACGCGAGGAGTTCGCTCCGATAACAACCGGGTTCGTGGTCACCGGCGGCGGGCTGAAGAATGACTGCGAAGACTTCACCGCACCGTTCACGTATCCCGTGATGCTGCGAATTCCGTACTGCCGCACCACCACGATATGTGACCACTGGTTCGTACCCGCCAAGCTTCCCGCAGCGGCAACCACCAGCCCGGTATTGCCGTTCTGGCTAAAGACGACAGACCCATCTCCACGAATGTAGAGGGAGTATTCTGACGTATCGTTGGTCTTGGCGATGATCCCATACGTATCCGTCACAAGCCCGGACAGCGCGACCGTAGGTTTAATCCAGGCCTCGATCGTCAAGTTGCTGGATATCTGAAGCTGCGTAGAGTTCGGGATCGATATCTTGTCGTTCACCGTAGTGAACTTGCACGCCCCGCTAAAGGTACTACCGTCCGGGTTGTTGTACGGACCGCTCACACTCGGGATGATTCCAGGGTTAGTTGACGTTCCCGTGGCCGAGTTCTTTACGTAGCCAGTGACGCCCATGTACGCGCTGGAGTCGTACCCGAATTGCGACAACTGCACGAGATCGAGATAGTAGATGTTCGTATTCGCCGAGTTCGTACACGTGACCGTGACCTTCAAGTAAAACGCATTCGACGGAGCCGCCCCGCCGAACGGAACCTGAGTCCACGCGTTCAGCGTGCCCGTGACCGTGGCCGAGGTCGTGGTGGATATCAAAGTAGCTGAAGAGTCATACCAAGATATGGCAGCGGTGAAGGTCTTCGAAGCAACAGTGCTGAAGACCCAGGCCGACCCCGCGTAGACGAGCCCCGGCAGCGTGGCGAAGTAGAACCCGGTCGTGGCCCCGGCGTTCGTCGTAGTCGCCGTCAGCCGCAACGAATGCGTACCGTCCTTTGCCTGCGTAGTGGACTGAGCGGCGGCGGCGTTGGACGCAACCCACGTTCCCACGCCGGACTCGAAGCTCTGGTCCGCCGCCGACAAGACGTTGCCGAACTCGTTCAGGCGCCAGTATCCCACCGGCCCCGCATCCTGAATGATCGCCACGTCGTAAGGCGTCAACATCTGAGCCTGACTGAGCGCGAACTGGCTTTCGTGGACACCAGCGTTCGGGTTGTCTCCGAGGAAGACGGTGATGGCCTCGGTCGGCGACAGCGGGATGACCGGACCGGCGGCGTTGTTCAGCTGGTTTATGACGTCCGTAAGCGTAAGAACCCGAGGCATTAAGGCCCCCCTCCTGTCGCTATCCGGGCCGCCGTGATGTTGTACTGACGATATCCTACCAGGGTCCCCGTGACCTGGTTACTGACGACCAGGAAGGTATCCTCGATGCCCGGGAGGTAGCTGTTCTGGCTGTCCTGGACATACGTACTCTTCCAGGTGATGACGTCCCCGCTACGAATGTGTCCGCTGAAGGTCTCACTCGTAACGAACGATACCCGTTCTTCGGGCAGGGCAAAGGTGTGCAACTCCTGGCGCCCGCGAACCTGTGCCTGCCCGACGCTCTGAAAGTTGGAGTCCGCGATGTACTGGCCGAAGATGCCCTGATTGGGGAGGCCCGAAAACTGGCTTATCGACGTCGTGTCTTGGACCCTCGTCAACACGGGGGCGTCATAGTTGTACTGGAAGGTGATCAGCGCAGCGGCAGCCGGAGCGGTGTCGGAGTTGTTCGTCAGCGACCAGTTCCCTACGGCGTTCTTAACCATCAGCCACTGGGTGGTCGGGAGACCCAGCGTAGGATCGGCGATGGAAACGGTTTTGAAAACCCCTCCGATGACTAGTTCGGCATTGGGGTTTTGCGTGTCGGGGGTGAAGGTCATCGGCCACGTAGTCTGCGTTCCGTCCCCGAGCCATGCCTCTTGCTGCCGTGCCGTAAAAGAGGCTCCACGAAGTGTGATGGAGTTCCGGATCGACGAGGCATCCCACAGATACTGACAGTTCTTTTCATACGTCCCGGTGAAGCCGGGAACGTAGTTTACGCCACTGACGTCTGACACATTGTCCGACAGGAAAGCGGTGGGAGCGCCCGCCTGCGTTTCGTTGTAGAAATGAACGTCCCGATTCTCATCTATGAACCAGCCATATGTCGCAACGGTGCTTGCATAACCGCACACGGTCGTCAGGGCGCTACTCAAGTCGGAATAGACGATCTGGAATCGCGGCAGCAGCGGGCCGGGGCTCACGTTGTTGGACGTCAACCCACAGTTGGCTTGAGAGACGATGGTTTTGACAACCTGATCAGCCGTTTGATTGCTGAAGTCACCGAAGACGGTGGCGTGGTCCGCTAGGTAGGTCCAATCGGAACACTGGAGTTCCCACTCCTGAAGGGTTGAGCTGGTGACTAGGAAGTTCGGAACGGTCACTACGCCGGAGAATATGACCTCGTTCAAACCCAAATCTGTGAACACGATCGTGGAAAGGGGGGGAACCGATATGTTCACCCCCTGCTTTTCGAACCACAGGTAGAAAGTCGCGGTGGAAGACTGCCGCGTCCACTGTTGCGTGATCGTCCACGAAGCATCCTCAAGGTACGGCGACAGATCAACACCGTTGATCACGCACGAGTATTGAGGGTTGGAGATGTTATCGGCCGAGGCAACCATTAAGACCTCATGTTCACGCCAGCGGAACCGAGGTGCTTCTGAACGAAGTATTTGTCGATCTTATCCACGAAGGAACGCATACTACGATCGTCCATGATGGTGCAGCCGTCGAAGTTCCAGTGGTGATGGTGGTTGGTGATGTGGGTGTGCCCGCCGAAGCCACCGGAACGGATCGCCGACGCCGGACCCGCCGGGATGATCATCTCCCGGGGGTGGATCTCCGCCATGTGCGCCTGGTAGCCAGTGTCCCATGCCCCTACGGCGTAACCGCCGGGACGGGACGCGACAGCCGCGACAGAGCCATACCTGGCCAGGATGTACCGCACGGCCGCGACGATGTTGGCGACCGGGTCATAGATGTTGCTCGACAGCTTCGGGTCCCGGTACGCCATGAACGTCGTCATGATGGTCTGCATCAGACCACGCGAGGGGTCGCCCGCCTTGGCGTTCGAGTCAGTCAGGTTGATCGCGTTCGGGTTACCGCCGGACTCGCGCATGATGATCGTGTTGATCGCGCTCGACCACGACGAGGGCCAGCCTTCCGCAGCCTCGGCGGCAGCGATCCAGGTAGCCACGTTGCCACCAGGGGCCGTCCCAGCGCCCGCGACACCACCCGGGCGGCGGATACCCATGAACGTGTTGCCAGGCAGTGAGAGCGGGTCGTAGCCGATCGGACGAGACGTGTTGTACGCGTCGAAGATCTTGCCAGGGCTCACGTAGAACCCGACGTGACCCGGGAGCCCGGCCGGAGCGCCCGACGTGCCCGGGTTGTAGAACGCCAAGTCGCCGGGGACGGCGGTGGACTCCGACACCGCGACGGAAGCGCCCCACTGCGCCGAGGACACGCGCGGCAGGCTCACGCCCTGAGCGGCGTAGGACTTCTGCACGATGCCGGAACAGTCGTTGTTACCCCAGGTGTACGGCAGCCCGGAGAAGTGAGAGATGGCGTACGCCAGTGCCGCCGCCTCCTGCGCGACCGACACCGAACCGGTAACACCGTTGCCGGAGGCTACGGGGGCGACGCCTAGTTCTTGGTCCTTCTGCGAGATGAAACTGAAGATCCCGTTTACAGCCATGTTGGCCGCGCCCTTACCCGCAGCAGCGGCAAGCGGCGAGTCCGGGAGCGCACCCACGGCCGCCTTCAGCGGCGCCAGAGCCACCGAAGCGGCAGCGATCAGCGCACCCTGGATGAACACCTTGCCCAGGCCCGCCAGAGCCGACACGACCAGACCGGGGATGCCTGCCACCGTCTTAGCTGCGCCAGCCACGGCGCCCGCAGCGGTAGCCACGGCGCCACCAATCTGCGAGGCGCCAGACGGCCCGCTCACGGGAGAAGCAGAGCCGTTTACGTATGACGTAAGCGTGGCAGCATCGACGAAGTGCCCGCCGCTCGGGTTGGTGTCCTGGTAGGTGATGCCGTTTACGCTGTCCTTCCACGCACCGTGGAACACGCCGCTGGACACGCCGCCGCTGACGATACCGCCCGCGTCGAAGTGCGGGATGCTCTCGACCACACCGCCTCGGGCAAAGCTCGCGTTGATAGCGTCGATAGCGGCCTTCCCGCCGATACCGCGCGTCGCCTGAGGGGTGAGGATGCCCTCGCCCGGAGACAGGTACGCGTGAACCGAGTCAACCCCCGGGCCGTAGCCCGGCAGCACACCGCCGGACGCGAAGCTGACGTTCGGGATGTGCGCGCCGTCGAGCGCATGCACGCCGACGATGTCCAGCACCTTCGCCGCACCGCCGGTGAAAGCGTTCACCACGTTGATCACGACGTTAATCGGATCCGCAACGACCTTCTTAACCGCATTCCACGCCGAACTAATGCCTGAAACGATCGCGTTCCACATCGTGATGGCGGCCGAGTGGATGTTATCCCACACGCCCTGAATGACGTTCTGGATGCCAGTAAATACGATCTGGGCTGTCGCCTTAAGCGTATTCCAGATCCCAGAAACCGTGTTGGATATCGCGTTCCACATCGTAGTGGCAGCGGCCTGGATGTTATTCCATATTCCTTGAATGGTGTTCTGCATCGTAGTGAATATGAGTTTGGCTGCGTTGAGAAGCGCATTCCAGATCGTTTGGATAACGGTCGAGATGGTATTCCAAATTGCAGTTCCGACCGCCAAAAGCGTATTCCACACGCCCTGGATTGTCTGCGAGATCGCATTCCAGATCGCCGACGCTGCGACCTGAAGAGCGTTCCAGATCGTTTGGATGGTCGTGGATATCGCATTCCAGGTAGAGGTGGCGATCACCAGAAGCGTATTCCACACGCCCGAGATGGTGGCCATGATGGCATTCCATGTCGCATTCGAAGCAGTCAGAAGCGCATTCCATACCGTCGTGATAACAGTCTGGATTTCACCGAATACCGTTGTGGCAAGGGCCTTTACCTGGCCCCAGTTCGTACCGAAGAAGCTGAATATCGCATTCCAGACCGCGACCGTTACGGACTGGATCGTATTCCACACATTCGTTATCGTCGCAGAGATCGCGTTCCAGACGGTTGTCGCGGCGGACCTCAACGCATTCCAGGTCGCCATGATAGCCGTCGACATGCCGGAGAAAATTACATCCGCCGCTACCTTGAGGCCAGACCATATCTGCTTCAGGGCGTTACCGATGTTCGTCCATGCGGCATTCCAGGTGGCGGGGATGGCATCCCAGGCATGCGAGAGCGCGTTAAAGACGTTCCCGAAGGCATGGCCGACGTTCTCGAAGGCGTGAACGACGTTTTCGATGGCGTGCCCGACGTTCTCGAAGGCGTGCCCGACGTTCTCGGCGGCGTGCCCGAGCTGCTGGTGAAACAGGATGACGCCACCGATGACGGTACCCAGCGCCACCATCACGGACGCTACCTTGATGATGGTCGATATGAGATGTTCGTGCGCCGCAGTGAACCCGACCAGAGGGCCGAGGATCTCCACAAGGAGCTTCATAAGCTCCGTCAGGACGGGGAGCAGCAGGTTGCCTACCACAACCTCGGCGTTCTTGAATGCCGCGCTCAGCTTCTCCTGGTTCCCCTTGAAGGTGTCGCTCGCCGCCGCCGCACCCTTGGCCGCCGAGCCCTGGGCATCCACGCTCTTGGTGTACTTGTCGAGCCCCGCCTGGCCACCCTCGATGACAGCCTGCATCTCCTTGGCGTTCTTGCCGAACAAGTCCGTCAGGATGGCCGAACGGCTGGAAGCACTACCGTTCTCATCAAGGCGCATGTTGTAGCCCTTGATGACCTTGTCCACCGCACCAGCGCTCTTGCCGAACGTATCCGTCAGGATGGTGTGATACTGGGTAGCGCTCGAAGCCCCTTCCAGCTGCTTAGTCAGCGCATCAAACTTCGGAACGGCATCCGCCGCCGAACCGCCGAAGATGCCCACCGCAACGGAGGACTTGTATTGAGCCTGCGCAGCGGCGGTACTCGCCCCCGCCGTGCCGTCAATGTAGCCCTTGAGCTGCTGAAGCGCGGGGCCTACCCCGATGAACTGGCCTTGAGCGTTCTTGAACGACAGACCAGCGCCCTCAATCGCCGCCTGCGCCTTGCTGGTCGGCTCGACGAGGGACTGGAGATCGGAACCGATCGACATGATCGCCTTGCGACCACTACCGACCTTGTCTGTCAGGTCGAGGAACAGGCCGCCCATCTGCTGCACCGTAACGCCAGACCCCTGCAATGCGACACCGAGACGCATGATCGTGGATTGCAGCTGATCCAGGCCTACGCCGGACTTGTTCGACGCGTTGTAGAGCACGTCAGCAGCGCCAGCCGCGTCCTGCGTGTTCAGGTGGAAGATCTTCATGGTGTTGGCAAGGTCTTTGGTGGTCGAGTCCAAGTTGTTGCCGGACGCCTCCGCCAGGTCGGTCGCAGCGGACATGAACTGCATCGCGTCCTTGGTGCTCAGGGCATGCCCTGCCACCTCGGCCAGCTGACCTGACACCGGCCCGTACGCGGCCATCATCTGCTGAGCAGAGAACTCAACCTGCCCGGCCGTGGCCAAGAACGCCGTACCGATGCTAGATGCGGCCTTAGACGAGATGTCCGCAGTGTTCTGCATCTGCTGCTGACTCTTCTGGAAAGCCTCGGCAGCAGGGGCGGTGATAGCGACGATACCGACCAGGGCGGCCCCAGCCGCCGCCAGACCCATCGCCAGCGGACCGGCTGCGGTGGAACCCGAGAGCATCCCCTGAGCCATGCCCGAGAGGCTGCCAACGGTGTTCTTCGCGGCGCCGTCCACATTCTTGACGGAACCCGCTGCCTTTTCCGCAGCATCGCCAGCGGTCTTCGTAGAGGCCCCGGCCTTCTCCTGCGCGCCCCCGAAACCCAGCACCGACGCCGCAGCGTTGGCCATGGTCCCCATCAGGCCCTTGGCCTTGGTGTCGGCCGCCTCGGTAGCCGTGGCGTCCTTCGCCGCCGATACGGCGGTCTTCTCGTGGGCGGTGCCCATGCCTCCGACAGCGGCGGCGGCGTTGGCCGCGTCCGCCGCAACGGTCTTAGCGGAGCTGCTGACCTTGCCCTCTGCCGTCGCGGCCGAGGTGGCAGCCGTGGCGGTCTTGGTGTGGGCAGACTCGACAGTCCCCAGCGCCCCGGCAAGGTTCGCGGAGTCGGTAGCGAGGGCCCCGGAACTCTTGGCCGCAGAGTCGAGACTTGCGGCGTTCCTAGTGGCCGAAGTCGAGGCCTTGTCGTGCGCGCCCGCAACAGCGGTCTGAGCGTTCGCCAGGTTCGCCGAGCTTGAAGTGAGCGCCTGAGACTTCTGCGCGTCACCCTCAAGCGCCGTAGCGTGCTTCTGGGCTGCCACCGAGGAGTTGTTGAAGGACACCGCCGACTTGTCCATCTCGGCGCGCTGAGCCTGCAAAGCGGCGGTGGTTTCAGCCGCCGCCGCCTTGATCTTCGCTTCCATCTCGACAGCCTGAGCGCTGATCTGTTTGAAGGCAGCGGAGACGCCGGAGTCAAGGGCCTTGATCGTCAGAAGTAGCGCGACGTCGTCAGCCATTCATCCCCTCTCGTCGCTCCGCTGCCGCAGCGCTCATCATCTCGAAAGCTCTCTCTGTGTCGGCGTCTCGGCTGGGATCGGATCCACCACCGTCTTGCTCCGCCGCGAGCTTGCCTTCGAGAGTCATGATCTCCAGATAGTCACGGATCTTCGCCTGGGGCCAGAGATGCAGCTCCTCTAGACGAATACCGAACCTGGTCCAAAACGCCTCACGAAGCCGAAACTCCGTCACTATCGGGGGATGCTTCTCCGGATCCCCCGTCCGCTTCACCGCCATCAGCAGCTGCTCCGGGAAAGTCGGCCTCACGGTCCGGAACGGCCTTGATGTGCGAGACGAACAGTTCGAGGATCTTCCGGGGAAGACGACCCATGGACTGCCGCTTCTCCTTGATGTTGCCGCACGGTAGCGGCTTGTCGTTGGCGTCGGTGAGGTTCCACGCGATGAGAGACTGAGCGCCCATCTCGATCAGGTACGCGCCCTGATCGAAGTTGCCCTCGGCCTTCACCTCGGCGGTAGCCGGATCCAGCACGGCGCGCATACTCACCAATGCGCGCTGCGCCGCCAGCTCCGAGTCAGAGTCGAGGTAGACCTTCAGCTCAGCCCAGTAGCCGTTGCCGAGATCTACCTTCGCGACCTCTTCATACTCGCTCAGAAAGCCCATGGGGCTGCGTTCCTTTCAGGGGGAAGGGTTGGTTAGTACGGAAGGTAGGTTGCGTTCACCATCGTTGCCGAGATGGTCTTGGCGGTCACCGGGTCGAACCCCATGTTGAAGTTCAACGTGGTCGTGACGATGTCCTTCATGGTGATCGTGTCGCTCAGCGTGTTGATGCGGACGTACGGCATGTTGAACGTGATCGTCCCGCCGTTCGACGGGTGAACGAACGTCAGCACCATCGCGCCAAGCGAGGTGTTGTTCTTCATGAGGTTGAAGTAACCCCAGTCCGCGTCGTTCAGGTTGTGGAACACCACGTCTGCCTTGCCGCCGACCGTCAGGGCAAGCGGAGTGAGGAACTGGAGTTCGTGGCTGCCGTTGAGGGTGTAGGTGTCCTTCAGGCCGTTGTCGATGGTCAGATCGACACTGATCGCTTGCGCCACCAGCTGGCTGTTCAGGGTCAGAGAACCCTCGGCGAACACATACGGGAACTCCTGCACGTACGAGGTAGCCGTGGGCGGGTCGAGGACGGTCGCCGTCTTGGCCATCATGTCAACCGTCTGGGAGACCTCGGAGTTCGTGGCCTGCACAGAAAGGCTGTACTTGTTCACCTTGGCACCGGCGAACTGGATCGACTGCGTACCGCCGATGTTCTTCTCGACCGTCAGCGACGGGATGTTGTCCGACTGCACGATGGTGTGGGTGAACGGAGCCACCACCGTAGCCGCAGCCGCGCCGGTCAGGTGCGTGAAGTTGAACGGAGCGTCCACGGTGACCACGGAGCCGACCAGGTTCGAGACCTTCCGGACCTCGGACGTGGTCGCGGGCGGACCCGCGCCGTTGACGTCCACCTGGCAGATCTGGCCGATCGCCCAGCCGGTGGGGCTCGTCACGGTGAAGTTGCTGTCACCCGCGTTGATCGCACCCACCGTCGTGGTCGAGTGCGTAGGGGTTGAACCCGTGACACCAGCGCCACCGCCGGAAGCGGTCGGGCCAGAGCCGGTAGCCCCGCCGTCGCCGCCGATAGCCGCCGGGATCAGAAGCCCCGCCTGGGTCGGGAACAGAGGGCCATCGATGGAACCGGCGCTCTTACGCTGCCCCTGCAACGCGTAGATCTGGGCGTCTCGAACGCCCTGCATGATCGAGGGCCAGAACAGCCCCGGGTCGAGTTCCAGTTTGTTGCCCGTCATGGGCAGGAACGTGGTTGCCGCCACAGGAGTACCGAAGACGGTCTCCTTGGCGAGGCCTGTCGCCGACTTGACGCCGAATCGAGCTTGAACGGCTGTGGTCACTAACCTCCGAGGGGGGCTTGCACGTGCGTCCTACTCGACGCTTTTGTCTTCTTTCAGCTTACTATCTGCCTTGTCCTTCGGCGATGCCTTCGGGACTACTTCCGTGAAGTCCCCGCGCTTCAGCAGGGTTTCCGCCACCGAATCGAGGTAGACCTTCTCTTCGTCCACCTTCACCAGGCCTACGTCCTGGAAGAACGTGTCCTGCTGGCCGTTGAACTTCAGTCGTTTCGTCATAGCGAAAACGCCTTTCTGAGTGCTTCCAAGTAGCTGGCTATCAGCTCAGTCCTGGTGTTTTCCAGGGCCCTTTGTGGGAAGTTATTCGGCTTCGTTCCCGGATGGTGAACCACCGCCGCAAAGAACTCGGTACCGCTCTTATCATGCCAGTGCAAAGCTTGCGCCGCAACGGGCTCGATGATGTGCGGAGCGGTACCGTGAACCACATACGGCGCATAGGGAACGTTCGAATGGAACTGGAGTTCCACAAAGAGCGGGTCGGTCTGGCGCTGATAGCGCAGAGAATCCCGCAACCGACCAGTGCTAACGGGGGCTTCACGCCGCAGCTCGTCAGCGACCAGCGGCCCGGCGATGTCCGCCCACGCCACGGTTGCGGCCTTCCAGTACAACGGACTGCCCTCGAACCGCGTGATCATCTTCGCCATGCTGTCGCCGAAGAAAGATTCCAGCGAAATCACGCGTGTAGCCATTCCTCGAACTTGACCGTGATGCGCCCGTCGAACCGGGCAATGTCCGAACCCTCTTCAACGGCCCGGACCGGGGCATAGTCCCACGTCAGGTGTTGGCCGAAGTTGAGTAGATCACTTGTCCGGCCCGTCTCTGTATCAAGTAGCCCCTCAACCGGCTTCGGGGTCGAGCGCAGCTTCTGCATGACCGCTTCCAGCACAGACGGGAACACCGAATCCTGCCCGGCGAAATCGTTGATCGAGGCGAAGCAGGTGATCCATATGTCGAGCTTGTGCGTCACCTTCTTAAACGATGACGGACTCGGCATGGTCGAGGCATCCTCGTAGCCGGTCGATCCCCATATATAGGCGCGCGGAGTGGTGCGGTAGTCCACAACCGGCGGAGTGACCAGCGCGGTGAGGACATCGCCGCCAGCCCCGGCAGGACCACCCATGGCGACAGGAAGCGGCAGGCCATCCAGCAGGCCCTTAGCGTAGAGCTGAACAGAGTTGATCGACATTACGGCCGCCCGTGGTGCTCGGTAGTGCGGGCCGTCGCCGAGATCTTCGCGCGCACCTTCTCGGCCAGATGCTCGGCCTTGTGATGCCGCTTCTCGGCCAAGGCCCCAACCATCCGCGTCCGTGCCACCTTGGCCAGATCACGAGAGACGTGGGCAGTGCGGAAAGCACGGTGAGACAACCCGGTCGAGTGCCGACCCGTGACCGTGCCGCCTCGGCGGCCGGAACCCCCGTGCCTGCCCATCACCACACCCGCTTATACGGATGGATGAGGACTTCCGCCTCATTCGCGAGATCGGCGCTGTTTATGCCCGCAGCACCACCACGGTTCGCGCCGCCGCCGAACGACTGGACCACCGTCGCCGTAGCTCCACGCTGAAGCGCCATCGACGAAGCCATCAGAATCGCCGCCTGCTGGACCGTGGCGGGCAGTGTGGTAAACAGGTCACCGGCCCTATGCGAGTACGCCAGCGGCGCCGTCAGGTGCAGTGTGCCCGGTCCTGCGATCATTCCCGCAGTCGCCGGAGTCACCGAAGCCACCACAGCGGCTTCCTGGATGGCGTCGTCGCCGCTATACAGCGTGCAGAATGCGCCAGCCCCGGTCAGCTGTGAAACCATGCCGGTGATGTCGTCTACCAGGATGTCCTGTGCACCCGCAGCGACGTTCGCGGTCAGCTGGGTGTGCGGATAGCCGTTCAGGTAGGTAATCACCATCTCGGTACCCATGCGCCCACCCGCGTACGACAGATACCCGGGGGCGACGATCACCGCCTGCCCCACCTCGGCCACCGAACCCGGAGACACCGAACCGTAGATGCTCATCACCGGCTTCTCCGGCGCCATCATGTTCGCCGGGATCACGTTGCCCCCGACCTTGGGGAACTGGGCTGCGAGCCGCATCACACCCGAGATCACCTCAACGACAGGCGGGCGGGAGAGCAGCAGGCGCGCCGTGCCGTCCCTGCGCAGCTGGCAACGCTCGTCACCGGGGCCGTAGACCGTCTCCGTGTTGATCGTGGCCCGGAGGGGAAGTTCCAGATACGCGTCGATGGTCGAAGTTGCACGGGCACACAAGTTCAGCGCCTGCACCACCTGCTCGGCACCTGACGCGTTCAGACCAGGGATCGTATTCCACGAGACACCAGTGGGAGCGTTGATCAGCATGGCGGGAGTCACGTACGGCGCCCCGCTACTCAGAACCGCCATTAACCTCGCTTACCGGAGTGGCAACGACTGCACACCCACGCGCCACCTACATCGGACCACCGGACATGCTTCGAACAGACCGGCCCGTGGCACTCGGCACAGTCGCCGACGATGTCCGGTACAGATCTACGCCGCGCCGAACCACCGCAGCGGACACAAGCCGAGTGTCCACGTCCCATCGGCTAGCCCGCCTTGCGCTTGGTACCAGCCACCCGCTCGGCGACCAGCTCGCCCAGCGCCACACCAGCGGCAGCGGTGAGAGCCGCGCCCTTCTCCTGGTCGGCCTGCCGCTGCTCCTCTTCTTCCTCGGTCAGCGCAGCACCTTCGGGACGGTCGCCCCAGCCGGTGAAGTACTTGCGGATCGTCTCTTCACACGTCGCACACGTCACGGAGAGCCGTTCGCCCTTCTTCGCAGTGTGCGCCTTACCGCAGCCGCCCACGGCCAGATTCACGGCCGGAACAGACAGGGGAGCGTAAACCGTCATGATTACCTCTCAGGGGGGTAGGTAGTGGTGTCCTCACCGCAGCGGGGACAAGTGTCAGACCATGCATTCCACATGCGCTTACAGGGGGAGCAGAGCTTGCCCTTCTTCGTTCCGAAAGACAACCGGGCGTTGGTGTTCAGGACACCCGACCGGTTGTTCCAGGACTTGCCGATAGCCGAAGCTTGCGCATCGGTCACTTCGACAGGCTGCCCGGACTTACCATCTACCTTAGAGCCATCCTCGAAGCTGAGGCCGTAACAACCTTCGGGCAGATTCACTTTCGGCATTCTTTGTCCTCACTCGGTAAGGTCGGTCCTGCGCCCCCCTGAAGTGCGCAGGACCGACCAGCTTGTGTTACGCCCAGGGAGTGGACGAACCGTTACCGTCCTTGGTCTGGAGACCCTGGAGCAGGCCGCAGTACTGCGGCGCGTTGAACACGAGCGCCCCGTACATGAACATGCTGTACCGGAACGACGCGTCGATCACGGGCCACGAGATGGACAGGTAGTCCTGAACCACGACCTTCTCGACGACGTTGGAGACGTTGCTCCACGCCATCGGCAGGGTGTAGGACATCAGCAGGGCGGTGCCCTGAGACATCCACGGGTGGACCATGAACTTGATGACCGAGCGGGTGATCGGGTTCTGGAACTCCGACACGGCCGCACCATCGCGGACGCTACCCACCTCGGACTGCTGGATGTTGATGCGGTAGGCGCCGTTGGAGCCCTTCGCGAGGATGTCGTCAGACACCCGCTGGATGTCGCTACCTTCAGCGATCAGCTCAGACGGGTCAGCCTTGAACGCCTGCATGCCGGTCGCGGCGTTGGTGCCGGACCACAGACCACCACACGCCGCGTTCAGGACGTTGCTGTTCAGCGTGTCCCCGACCGCGTTGTTGTAGTAGCCAGCACCCCAGTTCGTGGGGTACATGCTGCCGTCAGAAGCGTTGCCGGACAGAACCGAGATCAGGCCTTCCTGGTCGGTCGCGGCGTGCGTGCCCGTGTTCGAAGCGGGAGCCGCCCCGGTCGTGGGCAGAGCGCCCTGCACGGTGAAC